TCGCTGTCGTTGCAAACAGGAAGAACAACATCCGCTACAGTAAGCCCTGACAGAAAGTCCTCGTAGATTTGTTTGAATGCTGCTTGTTCTCCGGGTAGAAGAAGCAATTCCGCTTCTTGAAACTTTCTCCTCACTTCTTGAATTTTGATATTGTGAAGGTTGGTATTGGTGGCTGTCATCGTATTCTTGTGTTGTGTTCCGGAAACTGATGAATGTAAGTATAGTTTTTAAGTTTTCAATTTATATTTTTTTGGGTGAAAAGTTGAGCGATTTTGAAATGAATTTGAAATGATTTAGGAAAATGATTTTGTTTTTGTTTTGAAATGATTTTGTTTTTGTTTTTATTTATTTGCAGGGCGAATTATCAGCTCAATAAATAAAAATTGATTTTTGTTTGTGTATGGAGTAGAATAGTATCCATCAGCTCCGCACTCCACTACTCCGTTATATTATATTATCAGTTAAACAATATAAAGCCATAGTAAGAAGAATAATTATCAGCAATGACAGAACACGAAGAACCTACACTTGCCCCATCTTGCACTTATGCAATCCAACATGAAAAAGTTTGGCTTGATGGTTGCACTGCATACGAGTATATTGGAGACCAAACCAGATTCAAGGCAATGCGCCTGATTCCTGAAGCGATAATAGAAAAACGAAAAGATGTTCATCTAGAAGCGTTGAAGGCGAAGGGCGGCAAACGCAGCGGGTTTGAATCCATCAGGGACCATAATGAAAATGTTAATAGAAATGTAAATCGGGTCTCTAAAACGAACCAGGTTGTATGGAAAAGAGCCAAGCACGGCTGGGGACGTGTAAATGGTAATGGAATTTTGAACTTTGCATCAATGGAAAGATTTAGCCGCAACACGATTCTGGCGGATTTTCATAAAGATTTTGATATTTTTAATTGTCAAGGACAAATTATTTTAGACGTTGCTACTGATGAACGCACGCCGTGTGAAAGCTTGCGATATTTTTGTGAGAATCGGGAAAGTATTTTAGATGACGAAATTGCAGCAACCGGAAAAACACGAGATGATGTCAAAAAGGTATGGACGGCTGTCTTTAATGGCGGCAGTGTTCCCGAGTGGTTTCAAAATCCACTCATTTATAGTGTTCGCAAGGAAGTTTTAAAAATCCGCGAATGTATCAAAAAAGCCAATCCACAATTGTATGAATGCATGCATACCAAGACAAAAACAGACCCTACCAAACGCAAAAAATATGGAGAAGATATGGAAAAAATGACTCAAGCGTCTATGCGTTCAATGATGTCAATGTGGTTTCAGCATTATGAAGTCAAAATTGTGTCTTGCGTATTGGAGTGGTGTATGAAAGAAGGACTTTTGACAATGGAAGGCGATAAATATCAAGGAAAGGCAATGTTCGGTTATATTTATGACGGTTTTGTGCTGTTGGATTCTGTGGTGGAGCTGTGGGTTAAAAAGGTGCCTGGACGAACGGCGGAATCTTTACTTGAGCATTTCCATGACCTTGTGTATGAAAAATTGGGATTTGACCTTGTGTGGAAAATCAAATCGTTCAATGAACTCTATGACATTCGGGAACACATGATTACAGTCATGAACTCTCCTGCGACTGCCGATGCAGTTAAATTTACAGGAGATATGTCTTTTTGTAGAATGGCGGAAGAGTTTGAGAAGAAACATTGCAAAATTATTTCTGGAGGTTGTTATGTGGAACGCGTTGGCGAAGAAGATGTTGTTGTTAGGACTTTAGATAAATTGAAAATGTCATACGGTCATCTGTGGTGTGGATACGATGATAAAAACCGAAAAATCAACTTCATTGATACATGGACGCGCAACAATGATGAACTTAGGGTTTATGATAGAATGGACATTTATCCCAATACCAAAAAATGTCCTGAAAATGTATTCAATTTATGGACTCCGTTTGCAATGGAATTGGTGGAAGATTATGAACATGACGAGGACGGACTGCAGTTCTTCTTGGATTTTATAAAATATACCATTTGTGGTCATAAGCAGACCCCTGAAGGACAGCCGCCGGCTCCTTTTCCGCAATATGATTATTTCATGAAATGCTTGGGTCATCTTGTCCAAAAACCCGATGAAAAGCTTGGAAAATGCATCATTTTGATTTCTAAGCAAGGTGCAGGCAAGGGAATGTTTTTGAAAATGATGAAGAAGTTATTAGGTATGAGCAAAGTATTTGAAAGCGTCAATCCGGCACGCGATGTTTTTGGAGATTTCAATCCTTTAATGGAGAAGGCGACATTTGTGTCTTTTGATGAAATGTCCAACACAAAAATATCGCCAGATGCACAAGAAAATTTCAAGAACTTCATCACGGCAGACATAATGACGATTAGAAATTTGTATATTGCTCCTTATCCAATTCAATCCTTTCACGTATTCTTCGTCATGACGAACAATGAAGACGGAGGGCTTCTCTTCAAAGAGGGAGACCGCCGTTTATTTGCAATGCGCATGAATGATGATAAAACGCCAGGAAACGAAGGTTCTCAAGTGTATTGGAACAAGTGGCTTGCATATCTTGCGGGAAATGACGATATTTGGAAGACGATTTATGAGTATTTGATGGAGATTGACATCAGTGGCGACTGGCTCAACACGATTCCAAAGACCGCTCATCATTTGAATTTGGAAAATGGGAACAAGGATTCTTTGGACGCTTGGTTAGAAGAGATGGCGGCATCGTGGAGAGCGGATAAAAACGAGGATAAAAAATATGAAGAGGTTTTTGATGGAGCGATTGTCATGGCGAATTATATGAGTTTTTGCGAACGTAATAATTTCAAGAAGCCAACAACGAATGCATCTGGTTTATCGGCAAGAATCCAGAATCACGATATTAGCAAAGTTGGTGGGAATAAGGGCGAGGGGTTTCGTCCAACAGAAAAGAAACGTGGAAGTGGTTGCAATAAACGTGTGTTTAGGTATAATGCAATGTATAATTATTATGTTGAGAAGGGCGTTTTTAACGAAAGCGATTATAACGGGGCAAATGATGAAGAGGAGGGAATAAAATCAAAAAAACCGGAGCCGCCAATCCAGTTTGGAATTATTCCTAATGACATACGAGCAAGTATCACTGCAGCTGCTGTTGTAATCAACAAACATAAAAAAATCAAAATGAAGCCAAAAGTTATTAGTGAAGACGGCGTTGAATAATGTGATTAAGGAATGAGGGGGTTTAATTCCCCCTATTTTTTTATACTAATAATATAAAAGATGACGAAAAAGTATAGAAGACGGCGACGCGCGAAACGTAGCACCGTAATTTTACCCTTAGGGGTAGAACCCGTAGAATCCCTGACGCCAGAAGTGGTCGTGGAAACGATTGCTCCGCCAATTCCGCCTTGTCGGTCTTTTTGGGATTGGTTATTTCGGCGGCGGTAAAAAATCTAAAATATAATATTATTACTATATATATACATTTAGTAATAATGCCTCCTGTTGCCGTAAATACTACCCCGTTTGAACTTGCCCTTGCAAAGAAATTTGAAGAAAAGGGGCTGAGTCCTTCCACCATTGTGTTGTATTTGAAAAATCTCAAAAAATTAAATAATAATCAACCTATTAATGATTTTAGGTTTTTGTATCACCCTCAAAAAATTGTAGAATTGATTACGAATTATGCAGAGACAACAAAACGTAATTTTATTATTGCCGTCGTGTCTGCACTCAACTTGGCGGGCGATAGTGCCAAGCACAAGAAACTCTATACGGAGTATTACAACATGATGATGACCAAGAACAAGGAAATTAAAGAACAGGGTGGAAAATCAAAAGATGATTTACCTTCTTGGGCTATTATCATGCAGAGATTCAACGAGTTGAAGGTTCAAGTGGAAAAGGCAACCGATTTTAAAAAAGAGGGCGATTATAACAATCTATTAAAATTAACCGTATTGTCCTTGTATGTTCTTCAACCACCTCGTAGAAACGGGGATTATCTTGAAATGATGATTGTCCCGGCATATCATGAAGAACTCCCTAATGACCACAATTATTTATCTTTAAAGGGGGGCGAATTTATTTTCAACAAGTATAAAACGAGCAAAAAATATGGTGAGTATCGTCAGCCGATTGTTCCTGAATTAAAAACTGTTATTCAATTGTATTTGAAGAATCACCCAACATTGTGGGAAGGTAAGAAACAGAAAAAGACGGCTGTGCCTTTTTTGGTGCATCTTGACGGCGAACCTTTGCATCAATTGAATAGTATTACCCGAATCATTAACTCCGTTTTAGGCAAAGGGGTTGGTTCTTCTGCACTACGTCATATATACTTGACACATAAATATGGTGATGTTGAAAAGGAACAAGCCGAAGATGCAAAGGCGATGGCGCATTCTGTAGGTCAGCAAAAGGATTATATAATGAAATAGTTATAATGATATAAACAAATATCAGTAGTTTATATAGTATCTCAACTTTTATAGAATGCAAGAAGTCCCAATCAGTAGCACAGCCGAGCAACCCGCCCAAAAGGGTAATACAGAAAGAAAGGCAGTCGTCAATGCGGCAGTTTGTCGTTGGCGAGTTGCAAATCCGGATAAGTATCGCGCATTGTGTCGCAAATCATCGCATACATATTATACAAAAAATAAAGAAATTATTTGTGAAAGACGAAGAATAGAGCGTGAAGCTGAAAGATATGTTTTAGACCAATCAAAATTGGCGACAATTTCATAAAATATAATATACAATTATTTTATAAAATAAAAATGGACCACATTGGACACTGGTTGCGCGAACGTGCAGAAGCGGAGGCGAGAGGTGAAATTCCGCCCTACGACGCAAAGAAGATAGAAGATGAAATGATAGATGGTGCGACGAGCTGGGTAAAAGACCAATTCTCAACAAAAGAAGAGAAGGAAGCAAAAGCAAAGAAGAAGCGCGAAGAAATAGAAGAAAGAGAAAGAAAAGAAAGAGAAGCAGCCGGTCCGTCATTAGCGGATTTGTTTTCAGGATTTAAATTTGGGTCAGGTAAAAATCCATTTTATCATTTACAAGGAGGCATGATTAATCCCTTTGACAAAGATGGAAACATTATTGACCACCCCCTTAACCCCTTTGATAAAGATGGAAAACGGAAACCCAGACAACCTATGGAGGACGATTCCATGTTCCAAACGCCCTTTGTTCCCGAGTTTGACTGGATTGAAAACGAGCGGCGCACCACAAATCCGTTTTATCACTTGCAAGGTGCAGGGGACTCTGCTCGTGAGCCGCCGCCTCGTCAAATTGATGGAGACGACAGTGATATTGAAGAAGATTTAAGTGAAGAATCTACTGATGATGAACGAGATGGAGAAAAAGCACGGGAATTATTAGCAAAAAGAGAACGAAAAATAGAAACATGGACTGATATGATAATAGAAGAAAGGCAACGATTGAGAGCATTTCCTGCAGCGAGGCAACCTACTGTTGAAGACATTATTGAAGCGCTTGATGCTATGCGGGAATATTTGAGAAGGTGTCCCTCTCAACAATTTGATAGAGTATTAAATGCTTTAAAAAGGTCAGTAAATTTAACATTATTATTGAGACCTGCATCTACTGAAGATGAATTAATGAATGTGTTAGAACAGATACTTCAAATGATGGAAGACGTTAGAAGGGCGGGATTGACTGGTAGGGAACAAAGACGAGAGGACGCAGCAGCAGCAGAGGAAGACGACGATGACGCTGTAGGTGCTGGGTTTCTGGACGATTTTCTTGCTCCAATGTATAGTGCAGATTCAGGCAGCACGGATTGGTCAGGAAGAAAAAAGAAAAAAACCACATTTGATAAAATTGCTGACATGGCTGGAAAGGTAGGGAACGCAGCAAGTGGGTTAGTAATTCCTGCAGGAAAGTTCCTGTATGATTCAGGAAAAAAGCTTGTAAATGACCCTGAAGGACTGAATCATTTAAAAACAATACTTCACAGCGACGACACGAAGAGGTTTCTTGCAGGAGGCATTGCCCGCAAACAAAAAGGGCATGGGCAGATTGAAGATTTTATAGGGGCGATGGATAATCCTTACACAAAAGATAAGCTTACTCAAGGTGCAATAAGCAGTGTTTCGTATCTTGGGAGTAAATTGTTAGACCATTTGTTGAAGGGAGGGAAAATGCCGGCTGAATTAGTCGGTTCAGGGATTGACGATTTTTTTAATGATTTTTTTGCCGACATTGCAAAAGATGGAATCAAAAAAGGAATGGAGATAATTAATAAATTAAAAGGCAGCGGGTGGGAAGACGATTTGAATGCATTTGTAAGCGACCAATTAGGCAAGCTTATTTTTGGCGGCATTGCACACAACCCAAAAGGGCATACAAAACGCAATAACAATCTCACAAAACAAAAACCACAACAAAAAAAATTCTGTGGATTTAAATCAAAAGTGTTTGAACATGAGGACTACGACCCCGCAAAAATGCATAAATTTCGTGCAGCAACGTGTGGGGCAAAACCACTTACTAAAGCAGGTCGTCCCGCTGGTTCTAAAAACACTCAAGGTTATACAAAATCAGGTCAATTTACTTCCGCGAACAGAAATCTCGGTCAAAGTCGCAGAGTTCGCGAACGATTGCTTGGAGAAGGGAAACAATTGCAACTAATGCCTAAAGAGGAAGACCTTGTTTCTAAGAAGGAGAATCCTATTGTTGAAAAAATCATTGAAGAGCCGATGGACGATGGCGATATTCGCGCTTATTTTCCAAAGGCAAGAGTCATGCGATATGCCGAACTGGCTGACTACGACACCATTGAACAGTTGCTGCCGAAGAATAATTCCTATGTTTTTTTATTGTATCAACATAGAGTGAATGACGGACACTTTGTATGCCTTATGAGGTATGGAAAAACGATTGAATTCTTTTGCAGCTATGGAAGCAAGATTGACGGACCGCTTAGTTGGACTCCTTTACCGCAAAGGGAGGCGTTGGGTGAAGGAAAACCTTATTTGACAATGCTGTTAAGGAAAGCCCCCCAATTTGATGCAATCCACAATCCTGTGGCGTTTCAATCTAAAACGCGAGGAATAGCGACGTGCGGCGCATATTGCGTTATGCGCGTAAATCAACTCGTGAATCATGGTCAGGATTTGCACGATTTTATTGATTATATGGAAGAAATAAAAAAAGAAACAAAGCTCAGCTACGATGAAATCGCAGCAAACTATGTCGCAAAAAGGTAGGTTGCCTTTTTAGGTTTAGGTTATTAACAATTTTTTAAATTACCCTTAAGGGTCGTCAAAGATAATGTATGCCCCATCCGCTGAATATGCGTGATGTTCTTTAACATGCAGGTCGCCACATTACCCTTAGGGGAAACAACGAATAAACCGGTGTTTAATCGCTGTCATATTCTGCGAAGAGCTGGGTTTCATACTCTTCTTTTTCATTTGCATCTGCAAGTGCTTGACGAATCATCATACTCGTTTCCATGCTGATGCCGTTTGCAAAAACATGGTCTGCAAAAACCATGTTGCATGGTTCAGGAGACCATGATGGCGACCCCGTTGGGCTGCACCCAAAGTTGCTGGGTGTGTGAATACCGCCATGTTCTTCTTCGTCTTGCAACATGTTTTGTTCCATAATCCACGATGGAGTAGGCGAGGGAGGGTCATATTCTAAATCATAATCAGCAACAGCATCAGCAAGTGCAATTTGTTCTTGTTCTTGTTCGTATAGCTGGATACTCAAGCATACCAACTCGGGCATTTCTTCTTCAACGTGTGCTTCCATGAACAAGAGCATGGAATGGATAAATGTGCTGTAAAACGGGTGAGTTTTGGTTATACATGAATAGTTTGGAGGTCGGTTTGCGTTTTTTCCCATCACTCTGTCTTGACGAATGATTCTGTTTGTTATTTTAGCAACTTCCTTCTCGTGAAGAATGTGGCGACATTTTTCAGTTGTTTTTTGATGACGTGATACTTTACCCTTGTCGGCAAAAAGGCAGCCGCACTTTTCACAAGCAACGTAGCCCCTTGCACGCTTCATTTCATCGCTCATCTTTTGGCGATGCGCAGAAGCACGAATTGCTACGCGCGCATAACGATGATATGTTTTATTTTGTTTCATTTCTCCTGCAAGTTTGTATGCGTCTCTAAGAGCATTCATACCAATGAGGTAGTTTCCTTCCCCCCCGCCATCAGCTTCTTGGGTCTTCTCCAAGCACTCCATAATGGCAGCAAGTAAGTCGGCAAATTGTTTGTCTGTGTCTGTATTCATTTCCAGGAACTGTTGAATTACCTATATAGGTATATAATTTTCAATTTATATTTTTTATAATAAAAATTGAAAAATAAAATTAAAAAGTAAAAACAAAAACAAAAACAAAATCATTTTATTTTATTTGATTTTTTCAAAACATTTTCATTGTAAAAAATATAAATTGAAAACTTAAAAAATAATCTTACATTCATCAGTTCCGGTCAAGAATCAATAACAATGTCAATCCATGTCATCAACGTTGATGATAATGACTCTACTTATATACTCGCTCAACTCGCTATTACAAAATGCGACGATGTTATACAAAATCACACCGGAATTTTGACGGTGATGACTAAAAAACTTTTGATGTTTGTGGAGGCAGGAGACGAAGAAAATGACCATATGATGAAACAGACAGAGTTCCTTATCCAACTTGCACAGGCATCAATTCGCCTTTCTCAAATTGAAAAAATGATGTTCAAAGCACTTCAACAACAAAAGAAATCTCCTTTGTTGTTCAAGAAATTTAAAGAGATGATGTCATCAGCAATGGATGTATATGAAAAAGGTGTTCAAGACGGCATCATTTGCGAGGAAAAGTATTTGGATTTCTGTCGCCGCTCGGTTCCGCATTTTGCGATATTCAAGCAACTGTGCGAAGAAGACGATTAAGTAAGTAATTTTGTGCATGTTTCTAATACTTTTTTCTATGATTGCTGATAATGCGTAGGGGTGCGTAGCTGCGGAGGCGATGGGGGGTAGGTAGAAAGTAGCTGGCGTGGAAAACAACTAATCGGCACGCCGTCCAATTGCAAAAAATATAAATTGAAAACTTTAAAACTATATTGTTATTCTGCAGATTCAAGGACAAGGAAACAAGGAAAACAAAGATGACCATGACCGATGAGGATTTAGTAATGACGCATGAGATATGCGCACAATTTATACAAAAAGACACATACAGATTAGAAAAGGCAACACAACGTCGTCTTCAGTTGTTGGGTTGCAATTGTGGGAGTGAGTGGCATGACAAGGAGATGAAACGAGCAGAATTCTGGATAAAAGCTTCAACAGCAGCAATTCGTCAATCTCATCTTGAGAAAATGATTTTCAAAACAATACATCAAAAAAAGAAATCGCCGTTGTTGTTTAAAAAATGTAAAGAGATGATGTCATCAGTCATGGAATTGTTTGAAAAAGGCGTTCATGATGGTTTGATTGAGGAAGCGTGTTATTTGAGGATTAGTAGTCAATCGGTTCAATTTTTCAATATATTCAATAATTTGATATGATTGCTGATAATGCGTAGGGGTGCGTAGCTGCGGAGGCGATGGGGGGTGGGTAGAAAGTAGCTGGCGTGGAAAACAACTCATCGGCACGCCGTCCTAACGTTTTTTTCTTTTTCTTAAGGGACAGCCCAAGAGTTCTCCCGGTTTGTTGCAGATTGCTGATAATGCAAACAATCTAGGGGTAAGTTATGAAAACCGTCTATGCGCTCCGCGCTACGCAATACAATAGAAAAAATAAAATAAATAAATAAAATAATAATAATAATAATAACAAAACTTCTGGGGACGAACTTTCTTAAAAAATGAGAATTGCAATTTATATGTTTTATCAGCAAAACATATAAAATTGGACGACATGTGGATTAGTTGTTTTCCCACTCTGGCACCTTTCTATATACCCCCCACCTGCTCCGCGCCTACGCACCCCTACGCTATATCAACAATCACCATAGAATTCGTAAAGCAAGGTTATTTGGAGAAACAGGGTTATTCTTCCAATTTCCTTTTATATTTGATGCTCTTTTTCTATAATTCCTTCTGTATTTATCTGCATCTCTCTGTGAAACTTTGCCGATACTTTCCAACCATGAATAAATTATAAAATCATTATACCCGATTGCACCAAAACGAACACCATTATATGATAATTTATGGACACTATCCTTTGACAAGGTTAATAATGCAGGGTCGTATCCTGCCTCTTTTGCACGAATTCTCGCGATGGAAAGATATAATTTTTTATCCATTATAATATAAATGAAGGAAAATAATATTGACTATGATACGGATTTAGAAATTCTATTAAAAAAAAATGCAGAAGAATGCGAGTCCCTTTCTCTTTTGCATAGGGCAAGCTATGAAAAGTATAACACATATTCTAATATCATAAATGTTCCGGTTATTATTCTGTCTTCTGCAATTGGATTCGCTACTGGAATTGAAATAGGTTATGATAAAATGAATATAATCTTGGGCGTAGGCAGTATCTTCGTAGGAATTATTAAAAGCATTGATTCTTATTTTGCACTTCCCAAACGAGCTGAAGGTCATCGCATCTGTTCCCTGCAATATGCACAGTTCAATAAAAGAATGGCTGTAGAATTATCTTTGAGGAGAGAACAACGACAAAATCCTAAGGACATGCTTGGAATTATAAAAACAGACATGAAAAATCTTGCAGATATTGCGCCATTGATTGATGAAGATATTATTAATTCTTTTAAATTAAAATATAGAAATACAGATGGACATTTTGACACTCACACTGCAAACATCACAAACGGTCTCAGCCCTGTCATCATAAATGCTGCGGAGAGCGGAGCTAATCATCAAAATATAGTATTAAATGTGGAAAATAAAAAAAACAGTATAATGTATGACGAAAAGGTTATAAATTCGCCACCATTTGTTATTGTAGATATGGAAGACGACGGGGCAATGTGAATAGGACGGCGTGCCGATGAGTTGTTTTCCCACTCCAGCTACTTTTGTCCAGGAAGCTGCGCTCCACGCGCTACGCACCACTCCGTTTTATCAGCAATCGCGTTATTTTTCCTTATAACTTTCTGTGAAAATGTTGTGGCTTTCACGAGTTTCGTTTGTTCTAAACATATCCTTTTTGTGTGATTTTATTTCATTGTAATTTAATTCCAGTTTTTGTTTAGGATTATTTTTGTGGAATTCACATTTCAAACGATGAAGACGAATGATTGTTTGCATTCTTTTTTCGGTTTCTTGACCAACCTTTTTTACTTCAAACCCACATGGGCAGCAGAAAGTGCTATAATTGACTGTTTGAGACATTCTTGTTGCTTGAATCTGCAGAATTTAAATGTAGTCCAAACGTTTTCAATTTATATTTTTTCGGCAATCACCATCTGCAACCGGGTGAGTTCCTTGATAAGCGCATCATGGCTCACCTTCATATTCTGCAATTCTTGCTCAGCGGGAGACAAAACAGGAGGAGGAGGAGCTGCTTGCGCCTTCAACTCCTGCAATTCTTGTTTCTTCTTTTGGCGATACTCTGCCTGCTTTAGCAAAACTGCAGATTTGTTCTTCTCGTAAGCGGCTTTTTTCTTTGCCTTTATTTCTTCCAGATGTGCTTCGCGATACTCTTTGTCCTTTTGTGCAATCTGTTCCTTGTGAGAATCCCGGTATTTTGCATCTGCCAGCTGAAAGCGGAGCGGGTCTTCTTGTCTTTCTTTTGCCGCTTTTGCTAAAATAGCATCACGGTTCTCAATGTATTTCTTCTGTTTATAAGATAATTTCTTCAGTTGAGGTTGTTCAGTCGCCATTTTGTGTGTGTGTGTCTTTCTATAACTTAATCCTACAGAATAATAATATAGACCAAACGTTTTCAATTTATATTTTTAAGAATCGTTAAAAAATATAAAAAAAAATATGTAATAATATAAAAAGGAAACTTTAGTAAAATCTTAGCAAATGCTTGAAATTTCATACAATGATTTTAGATTAAAAGTGGATTCTTTTAAATCTTTAATAAAAGATGCAAAAAAAGGAAATGTTGAATTATTTATTTTAGAATTAATTAATGAATTCTCTCCAAAGTTCGTGTGGTATAAATCTTTAGAAATGATTGAAGAGGGAGATTTTGATGAAGATTTAAATGTTAGAGATTATTTTAAGCGATTGCTCTGGGACGAAATTATTGAAGAATACTTTGAAAATGCGAAAAAGGTTGCATTTAAAACAGATGAAGAAATAATAGAAGAGCTGAATAAAACTACCTTTTTGGAAACACACCGGAATTTTATCCCGCTCCAAATAGGTCAAACACAAGCCCTTTTTGACAAACAAATGGCGGAGCAGAATAAATTGGCGGAGCAGATGTCGGCAATCGTAGAACACCCCTTTCCGTCGCAATATAAAGAAGATGAACCGAATGAGCCGGATATTGTAAATAGTGTTCCTTTTTACACCGATTAATCGCTGTCGTCGCTACTACTACTATCTGTATTTTGCTCCCCCATTGAATTGAGAAGCCATATATTTCTTTCTGTCATGCAAATCTGTGGATACGACCTGAAGCAACACGTCCAGCGGCTCGGTAATTTCTTGATTGCCCGGACCTGTTTGTCGTCCAAACCAATGTATTCTTTACACAGATAATTAATGCCCTTCATTGCACCCGAATGGGCAAAAAACACCAAGATGTGTGCCTCATTCAAAATCCGGCGAGTATCCCTCCCGTTTGTCGCCAAGTGATTGGTGAAGACGGCAGTAATATTAAAATGTCGCCCTATTTCCAGCACTTGATTCGCAAGTTTCAGCACCTCCTCCCTGACCTTTTTATCACTCAACACATCAATATCGTCAAAAATGCAGCATGAATTCTCAAAATCCTCAGCGGAAAGGGGGTCATTGACCAACTCTTTTCCTATTTTTATTCTTCGCAATCCTGGAATTTTATCCAATACTTCGTCCTCGCTCAACGCCGAAAATACATATAGGTGATTATCGGGGAACTTTTTTTTGTATTGAATCAAATAATTGCTCGTAAAAGTGGATTTTCCACTGCCTGAAGGTCCGCAAATATAAATAATTTCTCGTTCCTTTTTGTGATTGGGAATGAGCTGGAACTTGGAACCAACCGGTAAATCAATCTTCTGGAATTTTCGTTTTACATTGCCCTTTTCGTTTTCATCTGCAACATATACATTTTTACCCTTTAAGGTCCCTCCCTCAATGACAGCCAGTGGTTTTCCAACTTTTTCTAAATTCAGCGTCGCCATAATAATGAGTTTATATACCTATATAAAATAAATTCATTAAATAATCTTATAAGCGAATGTAATAGTTTATTTTTCTCCAATACGCTTATTATCTAAAAGCGATGTGTTGCCCGACTTCAAGAATTCTTGCGTCTCCTTTTCAATCTGTGCATCAAGCAACTCAATAACATGTTTCATTTGTTTAGATGAACGGATTTTTACACCGATTATATTCTCCAAATTCTTTAGATTCGCTTTCACTAAATTCTGTATAGAGTAATCATTAAAATGGTCCAATAATAATTCAATTGCTTTTAAATTAGACGATAAGCTGTATTTAAAACCCGTAGAAGAATTAAAAAGCTTGGAAAGTTGCACCAGCTTTTCCTTCTTGCCTTGCAGTTTATAAATGCTATACATGCGTTTCAAAGATTTATACACTTTTCCTTCCTTATAGTAGTGTCCAAAGTCCTCGCCAATCTTTCCAACAAGATTTTTAACAGAAGGCATTGGAGAGAACGAATAAATTGATGATAATTCTGTAAAAAGATTAGGACCACGAATAAAAATAACATAATCAATTTTGAGAAAATCAACACTTGTTGCGGCTGCTACAAATTCCGCCTCGTCAAAATCTGTATCAAACCATTTTTGCTTTGTGCCGTCCAAGTTTTGTAATTTAAATTCTATAAAAAACATGTCGCCTGCCTCTTCTGCATTATCAAAAATGGCTTTCATTTTACGAAACATTGCTGCGGGGTCATTCTGCTTGACAGTTTTAACAGAAGAAAATAAATCAATATCACTGGGGTAAAGTTGCACTTGCTGACTGCCTGTTCCTAAAAGCTCTATTGGTGTTTTTTCGTCCCAACGAACTGCATCAACAAAAATGCGCTGTTCTTCGCTGATTTGGCGTTTTTGAGTAATGTCCATAAACGGTTTATTATATATTTATATATAAAAAATAATATATAATAACCAATCCTTATTTTAATCGTCCCGATAAGACACTTTCTTGAGACGACCGGTATTAACCTTGTAGTTTTCATCACGCACCCGGAACGGCGTAGGATTCTCGTCCCTGTCAAACGGCTTCTCTTGTTCCTCGTAAAAGGATACAGCGCCGCCCTCAAATGCATCTCTGTATGGGTCAAGTTCTCCTCCTGATTTCATTGCAAACATGGGCTGAGACGCTCTTCCACGTGGTGCAAACATCTCAATCGGCAGACCAACAAGGCGTTGTTTCAAGCCACCCTGCATCATGTCGTCTTCATCGCCATCTACACCATAGCCGTGCATTGCGTATTCGTGAGCAGTCGGGACAACGTCGTGATGGTCTTGGCGACGTAGGACTTCGGGGTCATTGTCGCGCAGCTGGTCGCCGCCGAATAAACGATTCAATCCACTTACGACCTCTTTATCAACGGGCATAATACGCATTCGTTGAACTGCGCCTTGATTATATCCATATTTATCCACATTGGGTGCCGAAAAAGGTTCTCGGTGTCGTGATGGAATTCCGCCGACTTCACTCACGCCGAATCCAAAGAAGTTCTTTGCCTTGTCGCCAAATGTTTGTTGGAGTCCGTCGGGCATGTGCTTTTGGAATGAATCGGGGACTATCTTGCCTACGGCACGGCGAACGTCGCTCATATTGGGCATATTATTTGAGATGGTGTCTGCCCAACCGCTTGCACTGTCTTTGACGCCGCTCCATGCACTGCTCGCCATGTCTTTAAGGGTGTCAAAAATGCCGCTGCCTTCCATTTCCTCCATTAAGGCGCCATCTCGTATGTTGTGTTTCTTCATCAGCTTGAAAATTAAATCGGGGTGAATGCCCATTTTCATAAAATGAGCAATGTGTTTTGGATTCATCTTTGAAGGAAACATTCCCTTTTTATCAACAAACTTCTTCAGCTCTGGAAGACCCTGCCCATAAAGAGTATTACTTTGAATTGGTGGTTGCTGTGCGTTGCCAAATGCTGCACGCTGTTGCATGATATTACGAACCCAACCCACCAAGCTGTCCTGAATAGCAGTATCTTCTGGAATTTCATCTCCCGCTTGATTCGGCGGTCCAATTTTCATCAATTTATTTTGAATATCTTGTGGAAGTGCAGCAAATAACACGCGCAAATTATCCATTTTAGGTGGAATAACTGCTCCATTTTGGTCTTCCAAATCTCTATATACTCTCCAAACATCCTCACTCTCCTGCTGGTCTAATTCAGGAATTTGCTGAATTTGGGTGCCTCCGGCGTCTGCGTATGCCTGCTGTTCAGCGGAAAGTGCGGCTGCAACAGGTTGAGCGGGTCCCCCCTGTTGTCCTGGTGGCTGTCGTGGTCCTTGTGGTCCTCGTCGTAATTTATACGTTGGATTGGCTCGCTTAAATGCTTTAATAGCTGCTTTAATTTCAGCATCAGTATAATTTACATTTCCTGCTTGTCGTATCTCATCATTCATGGTTTGCAATGGGTCTCTAAACACTTCATTATCCTGAAGTTGTAGTGCTGCTTGGTGGTCAGCCACCCATGCATCAACTGCCTCATTAACCGGTAATTGTGCCTGCTGCGGTGCTGGTTGTCCTTGCTGCTGTTGCTGTTGCTGTTGCTGCTGTTGCTGTTGCTGTTGCTGTTGCTGCTGTTGTATCTGTTGCTGTATTGCCGCCTGCCGTGCTGCGTCCGCCTCCGCTTGTTGTGCAGCAGCCAGTTCTATAGCTCTTTGTTGTGCTGCAAGATTACCCGCTAATTCTGGAGCAATAGGAGGGACTACGTCTTTTAGAAAAATATCTCTTGCCCTAGAATCTTTGATAAATGTATTTACATCTTGGGCATTAATAGGTCGTAGATTTTGGTCTTCAATGAATTCCGCCATACAGCCCAAAAGGGCATACATCTGCATGGACTGTGAGCGAAGCGCCTCATAATACTTTCGTTTTGTTGCAATTGTTCCCGGCGCGCCTGCAACAGTAGGGACAACCTTATCAAAAAATGTAGGATAAAGTGCTTGAATTTCCTTCAGCCGATTTACAAGCGGAGTAAAATATGCAGTATAGATTTGTTCCGTTTGCCGAGAATTGTTCAATAAATCGGGATTATAAAGTTTAATAAACGCCATCATCTCATTATACGCTGATAGTAATTCTGCTTTTCCAAATAACGAGTTTGCAAGTGCTGCTTCAGTATCCCGACCTCGCCGAAGTGCCACCAGCGAATCAGCGTCAGCAGGATTCACTGCGGTGGCTAATTGACTATATGTCTCTTGTTTAAGCTGTAAAATTTGATTGATTTTCAAGATATACACTTGCAGCTTAAACGCTGTCCCTACGTCTTTGGCGGAAGCAGGTTGTATGCTTTCCTTTTCTCTATTGACCTGACGTATCTGCATGTCGGCAACCTTTTGGAATTGGTTTCGGTCATAATTCCTAACTTCGTTCATCTCTTTGAGACGAACAGCATCGGGGACCTTCACTTCGCGTTGCGACAGAAGTCCTCGTAGTTTGTCATTGTGTGGCATTTTATTTTATAACGTATTGAAAGAAAATAAAATACTTATATAACCCTAAATCATTTTATGGTTTGATTTAATTATTTATCAGCATATCTTACAGAAACTCTAAAAAGGGAGCAACGGTGTGTGCGATATTACCTAAATCGCCCAAAAAATCACCTCCTGAAACACCGCGACCGCGATACGATGCACCCGCTCTCTTTAGGGCATCTTTGTAGGAGCAATTATGACTCTTTGCGTAGCTCTTCACGTGGTTAATCCAACTCATTTTTCCGCCTGAAACGCCGCTTCCTACGGCACGCATTTCCTGCTGTCCGCCCTCCATATCGTCTTCACTTGAGCTTGAGCTATAATCGTCGTCGTGTCCCATTCCCGACATGGACACACCCACTTGGGTAGGAGGAGGTTGCAAGTATCCCCCCTTCAGCGCCTTCCTTTTTGGAGGCATACCCGCTCCATTCGCCATGCCTGCAATGTTGCCCATTTTGCCGTAGGAGTAGCGAACCGGTTTTGCATTCAAGGCGGGCATATCAGTGAGACCACCGCCGCTCATTGATTCGTCTCCGGCACCGAATTTTGATGCAATGTTCATGATTGGACCAGCAATTTGAGCAACTTTTCCTACAGTCCCTAAAAGGTCGCTGAAGAAATCTCCACCCGATAAGCCCATTCCATTCAACATGGGGTATGCCGCCTTGTTATACATGCCGCCGCTCATTCCGCTCGCTTGCATTTTCATCATATCGCCCAGTTCGTGATGCAATTTTGCGTCAGCCAGCGCCTTCATAAAAAGCATTTTCTTCTCTTCCTTGCCGACTTTAGACGGGTGTCTTCCACCCAAAAAGGCAGAAACGATTGCGTCGCTTGCGGGGGGCGGAACGGCAATTTGGAAGGCAGGGTCAGCTCCTCCGCTGACTCCCAGCCCAAACAATCCTGCAATTTGAGACAATCCCGGAATACCCAAATCGCTGATGGGTCCTTCTCCTTGCATTTCCTGTCCTCCACGCCTACGTCGCCGTCCGCCAGATTCACCCAGCCCAAACAATCCGGCGACCTGAGAAATACCCGGAATACCCAAATCGCTGATGGGTCCTTCTCCTTGCATTTCCTGTCCTCCACGCCTACGTCTCCGCCGTCCGCCAGATTGACCCAAGCCAGCAAGATGAGCAAAGGGCAACAATTTTCCTGCAACATCAAGAGTTCCAGTAAAACCCTTTTTAAAACCATCGGCAAAGTCGCTGAAGAAATCACCGCCCTCCATATCTTCGTCTCCGCCCTCCATACCCAAAAGGGCAGGCATTCCATAGGTGTTTGCTCCGGCACCGCGTCGTCCCTGAAGTCGTGCAATTTGAGATGCTAAACGAGATTGCCGTCTGCCTCCCGATTCGCCAGCACCAATGAATCCTGATTTGGCTTGTTCTGCTTCAATCTGTCGCCAACTAGGAGTATAATTGTCGCCAGTCATTCTTTGTCCTCCCTTCATTCCCGACCCTGCTAATAAGGCGGACCCTTTTCGGCTGCCTTTCACGATGGGTGCAACGGCAAGCATTTGTCCAGTTCTTCCTTGCGGACGTGCTACATCGCTCATTTCAGCTCCTCTACGGACTCCTCCCGACATGCCCATTCCCTTGCTTCCGGTTATTTTTCTAACTTTATCGTATAAATCCAAGCTTTGATTTGCAACTCCTGCTGCAGTGTTAAGCCCTGACAGAAGGTCGTCCATAAACCCTTGCCCTTTCATTCCGTGCTGCCTAAAATCATAATCATCAAGAACGGCTGCTTCGCGCCTTCTACGGTCTTTGTTTTTTCCTGAACCGTCGTAATCACCTCCGTGCATTGCGTTCGTAGAGTTTGCCTGTTGCTTATCATTTCGCATGTTGGCAACGTCCAAGCTCATTACACGATTGCGAACCGCACGATTGTATTCATTATCGTAAGATGTCATTTTTCTGTTATAATATCATATAACAAAAAAATATTCAAGTTTCATCTAATTTTCTTTAAACTATAATTCCCTAAACTATCAATTAACAGAGATGCTTTGAAAGCCGTCTTCCACCAGAAACTCCTGAGCCGCTATTTCCCGACCCTGAAGGACCCGACCCTGAAGGACCCGACCCTGAAGGACCTGACCCTGAAGGTCCCGACCCTGAAGGTCCCGACCCTGAAGGTCCCAATCCGGACAAGTCCTTGAAGCCATCTTCAATAGAGCCACCCACCAAGCGTTTAACTGCGCTGCTTGAATAACCGGGTTGAGAAGATGCAGCCAACACATCACTTCGCGATAGAATCGCCGTGTAAGTTTGTGAAGTTCCTCTTTCCAGAACAAAAACGCCTGTATTTTGAGTAATAAGGACAAGTTCCCACTGTTCAGCTTGACCAGTTCCGTAAGCAACAGTGTCATAATTGAGCAAATCAACCTGAAACTGCAATTGAAACTGACCAATGCTTCCGGGAGCAAACACGTCGTCCAACTCAACATGTTTGCCCATAGACAGAACAAGAGGAGCGCCAGAGGTTGCGACCTGAGAAAGACCAAAATTATTCGCCGCAGTGCTTTTTGAAACACCTGCAACGCCGCTAAATTCAGCCCACGTAGCATTGGACCCTGATTCTACTGACATACGCCACAAATCCCATTGAGTCGCCGAGCTAAGCAGACCACTCTTATTATTAAAATTGACAACGATTCGTTGAATAGGAAAGAAACAATCAGCATCATACGCAGTTTGTGTAGCCAGTGTTTTACGAGCAAAAATAATGAGGCGGTCTGGAATAGAATTGAGCGAAATTGTTTGTGATGCAAACTGAGATGTAGAACCAGGCACAAGAGAATAGGCACCTGCTGCATTTGTTTCAACAGCAGCTGTAATAAGCGCACTGCCTGAAGATAAATAACGCGGATACTCAGCAAATGGGACGACGTTTCTAGCGGGAACAAGGTCGCTTGGCTGACGAGTGTAATACTGAATGAGAAGCTGTGGCTCGCTAAACGCGTCGGGAGATGCAGCACTACCCAAAGTGCAAACAAGGTCTCCAGCAGTATTCAAAGGACCCAAAACAGCTTGGGCAGACCTAAATATCCTGTTCGTTGCCCCGATGTTTAGTGTCAAATTTAAAACTTGCACGCCGTAAAACCCTTGATTATTTGATTCAGGGTCGCACCAAATCAGCGGACTAAGCATCAACGGCTCAATTGTCTCAAAAACAATAACAACGGTCTTTACTTCCGGATTAGCACCACCACCAAAGGCGGTATTTCCAGATATAGATTTGATTCGGCTTACTGCGCGTCCCTGATATGCTTCGTCTAAAGAACAATCATTCCATGCGCCAAAAGGAGAGTTGCTGGCACCAACACAGTCGGCGTAGTTCCAATAATTATCATAGGCAGTGGGTGCAGAGTTGTTATAACGAGCCATCTCACGACGGTCGCCAAAACGAAGCAGTGCAAACATAACGTCGCGCATATTCTGGGACACCGTGTTGTTGTTGATAGTCATTTGGACGGTGTTGCACAAGGACTGAAAAGGAAAAGGACCAAGCGATTCCGTCTCGCCCAAATTAACCAATCGGGAATTTACCGGCGAGTTTGCAGGAAGAGTGCCTGTGCAGGTGATTGTAATGGTGTTCCTGAGCATCATACGCCTAGACAAAACCGTTGCCTCGCTCGGCGTTTGGATATTAAAGGTAATAGAAGAATTGCTGGTAGAAATGGCGGTATATTTACCTGGCGTGATGTTCTGGGCGCCTTTGATGACTGCGTAGCGGACAGAGTCGGTGGTGGCTAAGACATCGTCAATCACCTTGACTTTACTAAAATCGCTTGAACTCATTGTTTTTTATGTTATACAATCGTATGACAAAAAAAAAATTATAGATTGACCTAATTGTTTTTCCTAAAGTCCTAAAGATTAACTAAACGGAACAATATTATTATATATCTTTTTGCGGAACATGATTTTTATCGTTGCGCCACAACCATTTTGGAGATAAAAGGGGTGTAAAACGCCAAAAGCGTCTTTCCATGCAACTGAAATTTGGATTGATTGAAGCGGAGCGTTGGATTGCAAATCCAACAATCTATACTCGGCGACTGGACTGTAGAGGATAAACGGCAGATATTCATCACCACGACCCAAAAATACTTCTAAATCTGTCAGTTGATTCTGGATATTGTTGTTCCCTTGTGCCTGTGTAGCAGAAGAATTGCCTAAAAAGATACGAGGCAATCCTATCAACGACGGCACAACAGGCAGCAAAGAGGTCGTAAAAACCATACTTGATACGGGACACATCGTTGGTCCTGAACTGTATGCTTGAACCATTGCTAAACCGCCGCCTGCCCAAGCAGGTATTATTGTGGGAGGATTACCTGGAGGAAAATATGAGGGTGCAGTTAATTGATAATTTGATGTTGCGCTATACCCGACATTTCTTCTATCATAACAGCGAATCAAAAACGCGTCAGGAGGATTATAAGAATTAAATACATACTCAAAGCTACTAAAGAGTATATGCAGCGGAGCATTAAAATAAATAGCAGCCAATGCAGGATTGGGAGTCGTTTCAGGATTCCAACCAAACCCTTGATTGAACAATGCAGTCGGGACCCACAATGTTGCTATATTGTATTGATTATCCCACGTCAAATATGGAGCTTCTAAATAGGTTGAAGGAGGGGTAAAATTAACATTTCCTGGATTTGCAACAAGCACTGCTGCTGCTAAACCAGCCCATGCAGTCGCTATAGATGTATTCACAGTATTAATCCACCAATTAAAACTTTGCACCCAGAAATAATTGCCGGTTGTCTTATTAATTGTCAAAGGCATGCCCGGCTTATTAAATTCGGGGCGTGATGCAATACCTGTAGCTGTTAAATGCGGGACATAAATAACGGGTGCAGTGAAATTAATACCAGGCGCAACAAGAGCAGGAATAGCCGGGTCAGTGTAATTGAAAGAAATAGAATACACCGTCCTATTAGGGAAATCGGGACTATAATTAGGGTTAGGAGTCAAAGGTGGTGCAGGGGCAGGAAGAAACTGGTTTGGTTCTTGTGTTAAATCAATCTGCGGAAGCACTACAGGCAGTGAGCCGGCTGTATCCACGCTAAAGCGGACGATGGACATGAAATAATCATTAGGATTATCAAGGACAGACGAT